GCCATACGATGCCGTAGCTGTGGGAAACTCTATCGCGACAGAGTTAGACGCGGTATTGCCAGATACCGTAAAGCTTGCCGATTGCCTTGCGTATGCCGTGCCAGAAGTTGACACCTCTGTGCCGCTTGCATCTTCTGCTGGGTTGCTTGTGAATAGCGCAAGATACCATGCAGTTGGCCTAGTTACGCTTGTTGCGGTAAACACGTAGTTTAAAACGTGCGTCTCAAATGTATTGCTAAAACTCATCTCAGTATGCCTTTATTTTCATGCGCCTAGAAGCGCTACCATGTTTTGCACTATCGCTGCTTTGGTTTATACCATCAATCGCGCTTTGATACAAAGCAGCCCATACCTGTATGCGAGGATCGTCCTTTAAATATGGCGCGGAATGCACAAGTGATCCATATAAATAAGCATCAGGGAAATAAGTTAAAAGCCAGTTCGTTGTGTTGCTATCGCTTAACGCAGTCGTGCGTGCATAATAATATAGCTCTGCTGTGTATGTACTGTCAGGCGTAGGATAAACCTCAAACTCACCTGCTGTAACCGCATAATACTGTGGCTTACCAGTTGCATCACTTGTGCGATACCTCTGATCTACCATCTCAAACTGAGAAATTAACTCAAGCGGAGATGTATCGCCTGATGTGATGTAAAAGCGCAACGCTTCAAGAAAATCTGCAGGCAAGGCAGAATATTGCGTGTCTATCTGGGCTGTGCTCCGCTTTTCCATGCGCCAATGCCGTACACGCCTGTTCATATCAGCTTCAGCCAATGTGATGAAATCAGCAGAGACTGACGTAAGGTCATCCCTGTTAAGAAAGTCTGCTATTGCTGTTTTTAACTCTGCATAGGTTGTGATAGCCATTTAACATCTCCACCGTTTTCTAGCTTGCCGCAAACGACTATTTGGATTCTTGGCTGCTTTGGGAAACTTCTTCATCTGACCTGCTGACCTAGCACAATATGACTTGCGCCTTGCCTTTTCTTTCTCGGTCAAGTTCTTTTTCTTTGTCACTGCACCTTTTAGCTTAGACTTGGGATTAGCTGCCCTGTGACGCTTAATCCCTTCTGGGGTCATACCTGCACCGTCTTTTGTCTTACGGTAATTAGGACTTTTACCTGTCGTAGTCCTACGTATGGCCTTTTGTCGGGGCATTTATTGCATGTTCCTACGCTGCAAATACTGATTGTAAAGATTTTGACGCGCAGCCTCTGGCATGCTTAAAAACGTGGCATCATTCTGGACAAAAGACATAAATGTAGGGTCTGACTTGTAAGATTGAGATACATTCGGCATAGTATTTACTATTTCTGGTGGCATAAAACCTTCTCTGCCAGCCACTGCTGGTGTGACACCGCTTAGTATCCCACCACCAATTCTGCCACGCATATCACCTTCTTGAAAACCTGTGCCACCTACCATATCCGTAAATACTTGTGGCTGTGGCCCCATAGGAACTCCCCTAGATGTAGGTTGTGCTGGACCTACAGACATTACTGATGGGCTTGCGTCAGACCGCGCAGCAGGCATGCCGCCAACGCCAAACTCAGGACGCACCATATTTTGCGCTGCAGCAGGCATGCCACCCACAGTTACCTCTGGCCTAACCATGTTTTGTACTGGCCTGCGCTGCGGCCTCATATCTTGCGTAATTGGCCCAGCGTCATATTGTAGCGCTTTAATCACAGCAGGTGTTGCAGCAGCTTGCTCTGGGGTAATGCCTTGCTCTGCAAAAAACGCATCCCTCGCTCTACGCCGTGTTGGGTCTTCAGAACCATACGGGTTAATCGGCATAAGGTTTGCCAACATGCTAAATATACCGCCACCCTTAAACTCATCGCCGCGTTGACCTGCGCCACCACCGTCAATCATGTCAAGAAAACCTAAAAATTTCTCTCGGTCTGCCATCACTTCTTACCCTTCTTCTTAGCACGAAGCTTCTTAAAATCTGCCCCTGTAATTTTATTACGTGGTTTTGCAACTGCAGCAAGCTTCTTCTGCTTAGCGCTATACTTACTCATCGGCATTACTTCTTACCTTTCTTTGACTTCCAGCTTATTCGCTTTGGCCCCGTCTTACGTTTAGCTGCCTTTTTAGCTGCAGCAGACTTAGATTGAGCTTTAGGGCGGCAAGCTGGGTAAGGTCTTCCCTTATCCTTCTTTCCGCTCCTACCACACTTTTTGCCAGTTTTAACATCTCGCCAATCTTCTTTAAACCACTTTGTTAAACCGCCACTCGGCTTCCTAGCCATTAGTATGTACCACCACGCTTCTTATACTCACGCACCAACCACGCATTCGCATAAGCCGAAGGATACACCTTAAACTTACGCTTAGCCGCAGCCTTAACCCTCGCATAAAGCTGGGGATTTTTCGGCTTTGGACTAGAGGACTTGCTTTTCTTAGCAGCCACTATCTACCCATCTTTTTCGCCAAACACTGACCTGCACGCTTGCAAGCAGCTTTTGTCGGACATCCAGCACAAGGTTTCATTTCTTCTTACCACCCTTTTTCTTCATACCATACTTCTTACCATATGCCATAAGCACCTCCTTTTTCAGCACCATAGCACACTAAGCTATACCGCGCAAATTCCTTCTTATCTCACCACGCCACGCATTAAACTTACCAGACAATGCAGTCACAGCATCACTCGCCATCGTCAAGCACAAGGCATCAGCAAGGTCAGGTGACTGCAAACCTCGCTTTCGCATCTCATCTTTACTCTCAGCCTTCATCTTGCCACTGCTGGTAAAGCTATACCTAATACTGGTCAACTCAGCGATAAGCTGGTCATTGCTCGGCAACTTACAAGAACGATCCTCAAGCCAACCCTTTGTCTTAAACCAAAGCTCACTCCTAAGATTCAAATATGTCTCGCCCATACTTGGCGCTTCTGCAACATTCACACCACGCACAGGCAACTCCAACTCTTGCAAACGATCTACCACGCCAGAGCCAACGCCAATGCTATCCACCAATATCTCGCTTGGCCTGCGACTATCAGGCAATGCCTCATACTCCGCAACCACCCTGCCCACAGTCTGCATTAAATCCAGCCCACGCCACGACCGTATCTCAGTCACAATCGGACCTTGCCGTTTGCACAACGCTGTCGCATCCGTGCCAAACCTTGCCACGTCCAAGCCCCACACAATGCTTGTCTCCTCACTGACCTGCACATCCCTATGCTGTGCAGCCTCCGCAAGATGAAACGGGATAATCGTATCATCGTCTGCAAGCGGAAACTCGCCCAGCACACGAATACGAAACGCATTGCTCTCCTCGCCATAGCGCAACCGCATCTCATCGACAAACTCATCACTAACCAACGGCGAGTCCACACATGACCAACGGCGTGTCCACCAGCTACTCGCCATGCGCGTCTGACTTTCATAAAACGTACCACTGCTCCGCGTGGGGTTGCTCAACATAATCGTAGTCGCATTATGACCAGACATAGACCCAGCCGCAGCCTCAAATACCTTCTCAGGCACACCACTGGCCTCATCCACAACCAACATCACATGCTCTGAATGCACCCCAGCCAGCGCTTCTGGCGTCTCAGCCCTACTGGTTCTTGCTGAAATAAACATCTCGCTGGGCGCAGAATTATGCTCCACACGATCCGACTTTACATTCAGCACAGACTGCAAATGTGGAGGCAACTCATTAATCCAACGCTTCATCTCCGCAAACAAAGCATCAAATAACTGGGAACTAGTCGGGGCAGTCACCACAACCTTATTCGGATAATGCATCAAAAAATACCACAACATCGCCCAAGATGCTGCCGTGGACTTGCCCGTACCGTGCCCAGACCTAACGCTAATCTTACGCTCACCAGACGCAATAGCCTCCAGAAACTCAGCCTGATACGGCAATGGCTTCACACCCAGCACTTCCTCAACAAACAAAGCAGGTGCCTTAACATAACGCTGGGTAAAATCCAGCATCGTATTGCTTGCTAAATCATTCACCCTGCACAACCTTCATCTTACGCAAGGCATCCAAATGCAAATCACCAATATTAATCTGCACATTCTGCTGCCCAGCATTGCCATACTTCTGCCTATTATAAGCCATCGCCATAATATTATGCTGAGAGGCATACCCCTTCGCAATGCCCAAATCTATCTGACTAACATTGGCCTCGCTTGCATCACGAATGCCATCCTTGGCCTCATCAACCTCACCCTGCCTGCGCTTATGCACCTCATCAAGATACTCAAAGCTTGCCTCTGCATGGGCATCAGCAATCAAATGCTCAACTTCCTTTATCGCAGGGGCGTAACGCTCATCCTTCATCAGCAAACGCCGAAGATACCCACGATCTAACCCTATCTCACGCGCTAACTGAGGGATTGTCTTGCCTGCTAAAAGCGCCTCCTGTAGCGCCTCTGGGCCGCCACGACTATCTAACGCAGCAAGCGCTTTGCGCTTCATTGGCTTACCTGCCATGCTATGCTCCACGTTTGTTTTTCGGAAATATTACTGTGATATTGCTGCAAAAGCAATGGGGGCGTGGGGGGGCTACGCAATGCCTAGCTGGGAGGAGACTAAGCACGTATGGAGAAGAACGTAGCCCTGCGAAAAATATAACACAAAATTTGGTGTGTGAGAATGTATAATAATAATAGGGGTAGGGGTGGGGGCCAGACGGGGGGGGTCAACGAAGCAAAGCCACCAGAAAAGCCAGACCAAACTTGCCAGACAATATATATCATTATGCTAATTCGTATAACATATATTATGTTAATAAAAGCTTCTATATGTAGTGCCTTACTAAGCTATTTATCTATATCTTGATTGGGTACTATATGTAGTGCTTTTGCACTGCTAAAACTGGCCCAAATATGCCTGACTTAAGTTTTACTTAAGTGAGCTTGACTTAAGTTTTACTTAAGTGTATTCGCGTGCGCCCGTGCGCGGCTTGTGCTTTAGTGTGTTCTGTGTCGCATTTCTCAATAAATCTTTTTTATAAGTTATTGATTATATTACTTTCTTTTTTCTTGCATATCATTATTATATCATGATATAACTTTGATATAAACAATAAGAGAGGGAAAAACAATGATTAAAGAATACGGCAATTGCTCAGACAATGAGCGTTCAACCAAAACAATTATGAAAACTGGCACTGGTGCATTTAATAGAACAATAGAGTTGATTGAAGTAACGGAAGGATATGAGCCTGCTGGCTCTGCAATGCGACACACAAAAGCAGGTTATAGAGTTTGCACATATGATCCATTCAGCAACAATAGATATTCGACTCAATATAAATGGTTTAGTGAGGCCAGTGAGCGTTTCTATGCACTAACAACAGCAATTGAATCAGTAAAATCTTGATGCATCTAGGGCATTGTTGCGGCAATGCCTTTACATGCACCAACGCATGACAACAATAAGAAAGGGAAAACCAATGAAACTAAATACAATCGCATCAAACATGACAGAGCTTAACTTTAACGGTATGTCAGTTTTATTCTCATACAATACACCAGTTGCAGGTTGGGACGATCAAGGCGCGTTTAGAACGTCTACACACTACAGCCCCACAACATCAAAGCATATCAATAAGTATCTTGGCGGCTCAGATGTAGGCCGCAAGGTTACACAAGATTATATTAATAGCATTGTAGGTGAAAACAAATGAACACTCCAGAAATACAATTCATATTAGGCTTTATCACATTCTTATTCTTTACTGGCGCTATATTTCTTGCACCATATCTAATTCAATACTTAGGGAGTTAAACCAATGGCTAAACTTATAAAATCACGCAGAAACTACACTTGTCACGAATGTAAAACACCTATTAGTAAAGGTGAGATGTATCGCAAGGTAAGCAAATCAATTGGAAGCCCTGACAAATGGACCGCAGAAAACGGCGCATTTGTTCAGCATGGCATTAGATACACTGTTGAATTATGTGAAAAGTGTTAAAAAATTTTAAGTTAAGGAGTCAAACCAATGACAAAACAAAAACATGATGAAATAGTTAATTTCACCAATTCATTATCCAATGAAGATTTAGTTCATTTTATGAATTTAGTTGCGCCACGTTTAATGATGTGGGTTCAAGTTAATGATTGCGCCCATTGTGAAGATGTAGAAGGTGCTTGTTTAAATGGTGGCGTTGTTCAATTAAATCCAAAGCAAAACTAAAGCAAACCCATTTCCCCACCTAGGCCGCTCTCTGAGTGGCCTTTTTTTATTTCCTAGCCTTACCCTTGCTTTTTGTCGTTTGGCTTACTGGTGGCGCTAATTTCGCGGCCTCTGCATAGCATGCGGCATACCCTGCCAAATCCAGAGCGCCGTCATAGTCTGCCTTATGAGACAACCGAGCAATTTTAAGTAATGCCATCATTGCACATACATCATGCGGCTCTATGCTCTTGCGGCGCTCAAGGTAAATATTCCATAGTGCCGCGATCTGTCCGAAATTGCTTTCTATGCTTCCGTAGTCATCTGAGCGCTTCCCGTGTAAAATTTTGTTTGCTTCCTCAAGCAACTCTGCACGTATTGTTTTATTCACTGCCCTAGTTCCTTTTTAATTTGCATTGCGCGAAACTTAATCGCTTGCTTCTGTTCATCGGTCCAATCTGGAAGCTTTACCCCTAGCACCTTTGAGCGATCCCAGAAGCCGCGCAATTCGTCCAAATCTGTGATACTCGCAAGTTTGCTTTCAAAGCTATGCAACCTGCGAAATTTATTGGTTCCATGCGGCACAATCCGAGCCTCTCCCGTGCGTATCATTTCTTGCAATCGTGTGCCATCTATCCCTTGCATATGCTCTCCCTTTTTAAAAGCTAACGTCTAGTCTAAAAAATCATCTCCGAGGTTATGTGAATGTGAAACCATGGACTATGGTTTTCACATTTTTCACATTTATATACCTTTGCATGTGAATTGAATGTGAAACCATGTGAAAAAACCTCATAAACCATTGTTTTCATTACCTCTTATTTTTCACATAAATTCACATGCTTTCACATACCTATGTGAAAACCTATGTGAAAACCATGTGATTTGCCCTCCAACTTTTCACATAGTTTTTCATATAACTTTGCCATCATTCTTATATCATTTGCGACCTTCATTTTCACCTCATTTTCACCCATTCCAACCCCATTAAAACCCTAGTTTTTCATCTTGCCATGCTTACCCAAAAACCAAAGCAAATCGCCATTTATCACAATTTGCCCATTCTTTTCCATAGCCGTGATAGTGTCTCTCCAAGTGCCATTTTTATCTTTATTTGCGATTTTGCCTTTGAATATTTCTTGCGCTGCCCACACCTGCACGCACCAAAATTTACCTGCTTCTGGGAATCCCGTGCCTGCTGGGTTGCTTTGCCCTCTCCCATCACCGCGCATTTGCTGATAGGTTTCCAGTAGCTTTTTATGATTTGGTGAGGTGATAGGCTTAATTCTGGAATCTTTTAGATCATTACTTTCTGCCTGTTCTACGACCACAGTTGTGACCTGATCTCCGTCTTCATCTTCACCCAATTCACGCATTGCAAGCCTAAAGACAAATTCTTTGCCTGTCTCTAGATCACGCTGCTTAGTTGTTTTTGCCACCCGTATGCCATTATCTTTATCATGCTCTAGCTCAATTTCCGCATCGGTTGCCGCACGAAGCGAGCTATGCCCCCTAGCACCAGCGCTTATATTTTTTCCTGAGTGGTGCACAAACATAACATGCGCACCTGTATATTCGCGCAATAAATCGCTATGTTTTATTACTGCGGTCATATCTTCTGGCCCATTTTCGTTACCCCCTGCCATAGCGCGGCTAAGTGTATCCACACAAATCAACTGCAACGGCCCATGCTTTTCTTTTATTTCTTTGCAAAGTAGCGCGACCTCTTTTAAATTTGCGTCTTTATTTAGCAAATCAACGGGCGAGGGTCTTACATATAGCGGCGCTTCATCTACTTCATATTTTTCACGCAGCGCCCACACCCTATTATAGTAAGACAGCCCACCTTCTAGAGCCAAATATAAAACTGGCCCTTGGTTTACTCTATTGCCATGCCATTCAAGACCAGCCGCGATACAAAAGCATGCATCTAGACACATAAAGCTTTTTCCTGAGTTGCTTGGTCCATACACAACGCTCATCTGCCCCTTACTAATCCAATTCTTGATAATGTAATTATTTTTTAGAATTGGCTTTGCTTGACTAGGTGAGAAAACCGTATGCATGAGGCT